TGTTTAGCACTTCAAGACAGATTAGCTGACGTTTACGATGAAAACAGAACTACTTATATTGCAGATACGCATTCAATTCATTGTATTAATGGTGAATTTGTAGCTGAACATTCAGACGGAAATACCCTTGTTTGGGATTGTGATAGCCTAATGCGAGACTTACCGTACATTGTGAGACAAGTTGCTGCAGAAGTTAAGAACACGTCTAAAATGAACCTTAAAATGCTTCAGGAATGTTTAACCGATACAAAATTTTAAACTATGATATTATTAGTCGATGCAGATAGTTTAATCTTTGCTAGTTGTTATAAAAAAAGAGAGACCCCGGAAGACGGAAAATACTATACAGAACTTTCAGATTGTAGAAATAAATTTCGAAGACAATATATGGAAATTGTAAACCATTTAGAAAACATTTACAATATTGATAAGGTAATTACTTTTAGCGGTTCTTTAGGTAACTTTAGAAAATTAATAACGCCGGTATATAAAGCAAATAGAAGCGCAGAAGAAAGGCCTCCTTTTTTACAGGAAATGCACCAATTTGTAAAGGAAGAATACGATAGTGTTTTTGGTTACGGAATTGAAACTGACGATATGGTTGCAAGATATTGGAAACAACTTTCTACCGAGTTTGGAAGAAATGAAGTAATGATTGTTTCGATTGATAAAGACTATAAACAATTTCCTTGTTTGATGTATAATTACCATTATAAACACAAAGAAGTTTTAGACATTTCAGAAGATGAAGCGCTTTACAATTTCTATGAGCAAATGATTGCAGGCGATACTGCAGACAATGTAAATTATTTCAAAGGTAAAGGTAAAAAATTTGCTGAGAAATATTTTCAAGATTGTCATTCTGAATATTCGTACACTAAAAAACTGTACCAATTATTTAAAGAAAAATACAAATCAAAAGCAAAAGAAAAATATTCTGAATGCTATAATTTATTAAAACTAAGAACAGATTAATATGAGAAATTTAAATCCTGCAGAAATAGCAGAAAAATTAATAAACCTTTCCGGTATAAATTTATTTGAAAATACTAGAAAAAGAGACTATGTAGAAGTTAGGGCTTTAGCTTGCTTTTTAATGAGGGAAAAATTAAATATGCGACTATGTTCTATTGCAAAATTCTTTCAAGATAACGGTAAGCCAATGGACCACGCAACGGTGATTTATGCGGTCAAAAATTACCCATATTATAAAAAAGCAAATTCATCATTAGAAAAATTAGAGTTAAGTTTTCGTTGGGAAGAAGGTTTAAACTTTGAAGAAATGGATAGGATAGAATTTTTAGAAATGAAATTAAATACTTTACAAAATAAATACGATAAATTAGTAGGAAATTTGGACAACCCGTTAATAAAAGCGGTACACGATATTACAGACAGGAAACAAATTTGGGAAATGGCAGACCAAATCGTTCTAATGAAAAAAGCGTGGAAATGGAAGTCTAAAGAATTTGTAGATAAATGCGAAGTTATAGAAGCCGGCGAAGGGATAAGTGGTTCGAGATTTTAAAACTAATAAAAAAATACGTTATATGATTATAGAAGTCAAAGTTTCAGACATTTACGAGAACCCGGAAAACCCTAGAACTTTAAATAAGAAAAGATTTGAAGCGCTTAAAAAAAGTATAAAAGAGTTTCCCGAAATGCTCAAAATCAGGCCTATTGTAATTAGTGAGGAAAATATTATACTAGGTGGAAATATGAGGTTTAAGGCCGTTGTGGAATTAGGATATAAAACCATACCGGTTTTGTCTGCTGTTGGCTTAAATGATGCTCAAATCAAGGAATTTGTCATAAAAGACAATGAACACTTCGGTGAATGGGATTGGGATATATTAGCAAATGATTGGGACCGCAAAGATTTGGAAGATTGGGGCCTTCAGGGATTTCCATTTGAAGGTGATGCAGAAGAAGAAAAAATAAAAGAAGTTGAAGAAAATAATGAAACCTGTGATAAATGCGGGCAAATTTTAAAAACATAAAAATATGGGAATTATAGTTTTTTGTTTAGTTATTTTTGGAATAAAAATAGTAGCTGAATTAATAGAATGTTATAATAAAAAAGAAAAACAAATAATTATGAGTATAAATGAATTACCAAACGTTAAAAACCATTGGGTAGAAGATGGTTATTTAACCATAAAATTAGAAACAGAAGACTACATTAGATTAAATTTCAATGATGTAGAAGCACTTAAAAATCAATTTGAACAAATAAATAAATTTGACAGCAAAAGATAAAGCAAAGGAGTTAGTAGATATGATTGATGATATTAGAATGAGTGAAGAATCTGCAATAGAATCTGCATTGATTTGTGTAGATGAAATATTAGAATCTTTATGGAACGTAGGTCATTCATCTTCTAATGATGAGATAAAATATTGGCAAGAAGTTAAACAAGAAATAAATAAATTATGACAGCAAAAGAAAAAGCAAAAGAGTTAGTAGATAGGTTTTATCTTAATGGTATTAAAAAGTATTCAATGCAATATGAGAATAGTGTACAATGTGCATTAATTTGTGTGGATGAATTTATAGATGCACTTAGTTTTAATAGTTCGCCAACCGCAGAGGGTTTAACAGAATTTTATACAGAAGTTAAAATAGAAATAAATAAATTATGACAGCAATTGATTTTTTCGTAATTTGGTTAGGTTTATATTTAATTTCTAGAGATTAATTTAAAATAAAATGATGGACGAAAGTAGACATATAAAAAAGGAATCACTATTGGCAGCGCTTGAAAAATCTTTAGGCGTTGTTACTGTTGCTTGCAGGCAAACAGATACACCTAGAAGTACTTATTATAAATGGTTAAAAGAAGATGCTAATTTTTCTGAGCAAGTAAAAGACATTGAAAATGTAGCTTTAGATTTTGCGGAATCACAATTGCATAAACAAATACTTGCAGATTCTACAGCGGCAACAATATTCTATTTAAAAACTAAAGGTAAAAAAAGGGGGTACATTGAAAGGCAGGAAATTACAGGGGCAGACGGAATGCCGACTAACTTTTTAATAGAAATAATTGATAAGACCGAAGATTCAAACCAATAAGGTTTTCAGACATTTAGATAATTCAACAGCAAAAATTGTAGTTGAGCAGGGCGGGACAAGGTCCGGAAAAACCTACAATATTTTATTGTGGATAATTTTTAAATATTGCTCTTTAAATAATAACAAAGTAATAACAATTTGTAGAAAATCTTTTCCTAGTTTACGTGCTACAGTAATGAGGGATTTTATTACAATACTTCAGGAATACAATTGTTACTCAGAAGTAGCGCATAATAAATCAAATTCAGAATATAGCTTATTTGGAAACTTAGTTGAATTTATATCTTTGGACCAACCGCAAAAAATTAGGGGCCGGAAAAGGGATTTACTGTTCGTTAATGAAGGCAATGAATTGTATTATGAAGATATGCAACAATTATTATTCAGAACTCAGGACCGGATAATATTAGACTTTAATCCTTCAGATGAATTTCATTGGATTTATGATAAATTAATCACTAGGGATGACTGCGACTTTTTCAAAACAACTTACCTAGATAATCCATTTATTGAAGAATCTATAATAAAAGAAATTGAATTATTAAAAGATACTGATGAACAGTATTGGCAAATTTATGGCCTAGGTGAAAGGTCCGCAAGTCGAAGTACTATTTTTCAATATGTAGAAGTAAATGTAATTCCTGATGAAGCCTATTTACTTTCTTACGGAATGGATTTTGGGTATAGTAATGACCCGAGTTCACTCGTTTCAATTTATATTTGGGGAAATAATATGTATGTAAAAGAACACCTTTACAGAACGCAAATGACTACCAATGATATTGCATCATTTTTAAGAAATGAAAAATTAGAATCAAATCCAATTTATGCAGATTCAGCAGAACCTCGTTTAATTGCAGAACTTCGCAGAATGGGTTTTAATATTTTCCCAAGCACAAAAGGAAAAGATAGTATTAATGCCGGGATTGATTTATTGAAAAGATATAAATTACACGTATTAAAAGATTCTACAAATGCAATTATGGAATTTAGAAATTACAAATGGAAGGAAGATAAAAGTGGGATGCTTTTAAATATTCCGGAAGACAAAAATAATCATATTATTGACCCCTGCAGATACGCTGCATACTCTATTTTAAGCAAACCAAACTTTGGGAAATACGCTTTACATTAAAATTAGTTATCAATATATTTGTGTATAACTAATAAAAAACGTATATTGCGGTAGTAGCAATTCAGCTACACTAAAAAACAGACCCAATGAAAAATTACAAAACATTATCAACCGAAAGATTAGAATCAGAATTATCAACGTGTAATATGACTTTATCAGAAATGAGAGGTTCGGAAATAGAAATGGCACCGGTTTGGGAATCACGAAAGAAATCAATCGAAAAAATTTTATCTAAAAGAAATGATATTTCATTATACAGATAATAGCAGGGGCGAAAGCCCCTTTTAAATATAAAAATAATATTAACTTAAAAACAGACCCAATGAGAAAAGATGACATTTTATTAGAAGCAGTACGCAACGCAGTTGCAATTAATGGTATTAACGGACTTGACATTATATTTAATTACGAAAGCCCGGACGAAATAGCGCATATTGAAATTTATGATAATTTGCCCGGTAAAGTTTTAGATTCTTATACAGGTGAAAAAATGAATATAGAACTTATTTCTAAAGACTACCCTGAATTTTTTAAAAGAAACAAGTAAGATGAAAAACACAATTAAATGCGAGGTATGCGAATGGGAAAACCACGAAGATAATTTTTGCTGCGAAGGCGAAGACTGCGGAATACCTTTAGACCTAAAAATAGAAATTAATTCTTTCGGGCTACCGGAAATAAACTAAATAAAAACAGACATTATGAGCAACGAAAAAACAACAGTAGAATTACTAAAAGAAAACGGGATTTATTTAACCTATAAATTGAGCCATTTAAAAAATGGTTATTTAAACATTTACGAGATTGAAGCAAAAATTTGTGGTATTTCTGAATGTCAAGAAGATTCTTTATTTATAACCACAACTTCCTGCAGGCCTTTAACGAATAACGAAGAAACTTTAATGGATGAATTTGCATTGGATTTAATAGATGAATATTTAAGACCTGAAGAAGATTAATAAAATTAATTTAAGTAGGTGTAGCTGACTAATAATACTGTCGCAAGTTTAAGGTATGGCTGCATCACTTTTTATAAGGGTAAAAATTACGCACGTATAATCAACAAGAGTAAATAAAAAAGTTATGAGAGAAGAAAGACAAAACCCATTATTAGACGTTATAGAGACTTATTTAAACGGAAACATTACATTAGCCCTAAGATATAAGAACGTGCCTTACAATGGCTCGCAGATAGTGGAGGCGTGCGATTACTTCGGATTAAGGGAAGCAATAAACATTCTTAAAAAGTTTCAATACTCAGATAACAGAATATTAAATGCGTTTCACGATTATAACCGGGTCCAATTTGATGAGGTTAAATTGATATTAAGTAATAATTTCTACCGGGATTAATAAAAAATATATTATGAGAGATAAAGAAAAAACATTTGAAATACTTCAAATTATAGCCGTTGGTTTTACAGCATTCTGTATGGCCTTAGTTTTAATAGATGCAATACTAAATAAATAAATATGATAATACTTTTAGAGGTGATTTTATGGGTTGGAATAGCAAGGGCTTTTATGTGGTTAGGTGTAAAAGTTTATAAAAACAATGAACCATTTTAAGAAATAGTTATAAAATAATTTGTTTATAACGTTTATTTTAGCTATATTGAAATTGTTAGCAAATAAGCTATCACTTAAAACAGACAAAATGAACACTTACAAAGACGTAGAATTGTACAAAATGATTAAAGATAACGGTAGCGTA